CGTACTCCGGCAATGCCGCAGGGTGGTGATACCGCTGATGATGTGATGAATGTTACCGACCCTGTATCGGGCATTACCTTCCAGGTGGCGCTGTACCGCCAGTACCGTCAGATCCGCTACGAAGTTGGTCTGGCGTGGGGTGTTGCTGCCCCGGTTCCGCGTCACAGCGTCATTATCGCTGGCTGATAACCATAAGGGGCTGCGGCCCCTTTTTAATGGAGGGTTTATGGCTGGACTGACCAAAGAGCAGCGAGCTCAACGCGCAGCGGAAAAACTTGCTGCCGAACAGGGTGTGCAAAACAATCCTGAGCAGCAGGCGCAGCAGGCGCAGCAGGCGCAGCAGGCGCAGCAGGCGCAGCAGGCGCAGCAGGCGCAGCAGGCGCAGCAGGCGCAGCAGGCGCAGCAGGCACAGCAGGCACAGCAGGCACAGCAGGCACAGCAGGCACAGCAGGCACAGCAGGCACAGCAGGCACAGCAGGCACAGCAGGCACAGCAGGCACAGCAGGCACAGCAGGCACCGCAGGCACCGCAGGCACCGCAGGCACCGCAGGCACCGCAGGCACCGCAGCTGGTGGCAATGGGGATCGATTTCACGGCATTCCCCGGCGCGCCGACCACCGCCGACGTCCATCCTGACGAAGTGGAAAACTGGAAGGCGCACGGCTGGAAAGAAATGGAGTGATGCATGATTACGTTCATCACCGTTGAAGACGTCGATTCAGTTCTGGGTTCCTCCTGGGCGGATGAAAGCAAAAAAGCCAAATCTGTGCTGATGGCTAACACCTGGATGAACGGCCTCAGCCTGAAAATGCCCTGTGATAAAGCGACTCACGAAACCATCATTCCTGCCGATGTGAAACAGGCTGGCGCCTATGCAGCGTTAGCGGCCTCAAATGGCGGGCTGTATCAGCAGAAAACCGATTCTGGCGTGCTGCTCAGTAAGACGGTGGATGCCGACGACGTCAGTGTTTCAAAGACGTTCGCAGAGCTATCCACCAACAGTACGGCGCTACTTGATCCCGATTTGCAACTGGCTCTGGCCATGCTTAAGCCATACGGTGTTAATCAGTCGCAGGTGCGGGTGGTAAGGGGGTGATATGCAAAATCCTGATGTGCATTATGCCGGTGATGGGCTCGGCCCTCGCGATGTGTTTGTGAATGGAAACCCGATCAATTATGTCGTTTACGCGAACCTGGTAAAGGGGGTTGTTGAGTTTGCACCTCATCCATTGCGGGCTAAACGAAATGGTGAAATCTATACCCGTAGGCTTCGCGGTTCTGTGATCGTTAAATTCCGTCATAGCGGTGGTGAATGCGATGGGTATACGTGATGAGTTGCAAACCGAAGTCGCCGCGGCGTTCGATACCGACCTGCAGGATGCCGTAAAAGACTTCGCTGGCAGTTACACCGTTCGAAGTGCCTGGGATCCGGTAACGGAAACCGGCAGCGAAACGGTGGTGACCTATTCAGGGCGCGGGGTTCTGGCGCGGTACAAGCTACGCCGTATCGATGGCGTTAACATCCTGCATGGTGACCTGAAATTAACCGCCCTGGTTAACGAAGTGACTGATAAGCCAGCAGTCGGGCACTTTATCACTGCGCCTGATCCGATTACTGGGGCGCTCCAGCGCTACGAGGTTATAACGGCTGCCGCAGATTCTGCCGGAGCTGCGTACTCCATTCAACTGCGGAGGGCGTGATATGGCTAAAGGCTGGAATATTGACCCGGCAGCATTCGCGGGGCTGGTGGCCGAAGATGTCAAACTTCGCCAGAGAACGATCGCTATTCAGTTGCTGAACGAAATCGTGCAACGGTCTCCCGTTGGTAACCCTGAGCTCTGGGCTATCAATGCCACCGCTGTTCAGTACAACAAAGCGGTGGGTGATTGGAATGAGTCTCTCTATGCCGATCCTGCGAACCTGACGAAAACCGGACGGCTAAGGAAGAAAGTCCGAGTTAACGACAGCATGGATATCCGGCGCCCGGCGGAATACCGCGCAGGCACGTTCAGGGCTTCGCATTTCGTCAGCCTTGGTTCTCCGGATTACTCAGTGCCAACTGAGCCGGATCCGCGGGGCACGATGACGTTTCTCAACGGCAAAAACATCATTGACCAGGCGCCGGCCTATTCGGTGCTGTATATCCAGTCAAACCTCCCATATTCCGTGTCGCTGGAGAATGGTCACTCAACGCAGGCACCGACAGGCGTCTATGCCGTCTCGTTTAATGGTGTGATTCAGGCCTACAAATGACCCTTACAGAAATCAGAAACGCTGTCATTTCCCGAATGACGGCGCAAACAGCTATTGCCTCCGATGCGGTGGACTACCCCAACGGCCCGGTATTCGATCCCAGCGGACGTAATATTTGGGCCCGGTTTACCAACATCTCAGGGCAGGCAGGTGCTAACGAAATAGGGGCGGGGCCAGCCGTCCAAAGGACTGGCGTACTCATTATCCAGCTGTTCGTTCCTGTAGGGGCGGGAACGCTTCTGATTAGTCAGGCGGCAGACAAATTAACGGAACTTTTCGAGTTTCAGGACGATGGAAGACTGAGTTATTTCGCGGTCTCCGCTGTGCCGGCCGGTGAAACTGACGGCTGGTCCCAGCTAAATCTTCAAATTCCCTATCGCGCTCTGTAGCGCACAATAACAGGAGGCTCCTGTGAGTTCAGGCGCAAAAGTAGTTACCGCGTTTATTCGCGAAACCACCCCGGGTGTTACACCTACCGTTGGCGTTTGGGATCTGCTTCGGCGTGCCTCATTCGGCCTTGCTCCAACCCAGAACACCAACGACAACGACGAAATCGGCGGAGACCGAATGGCGCAAGGCGTGTCACGCGGAACTATTGATGTCGGCGGCGATGTTGGCACCAAATTCCGCTGGAACCAGCACGATGCTTTTCTGGCGAGCTGCTTTGGTGCTGAATGGCTGAACAATGTGCTCACAATGGGAAACGATCGTATCACGTTCTCAGTAGCGTCCTACGCTGAAGATGTGGGCATTGCGCAGATTGCCCGCGGTTGTCAGGTCGCAACTCTGCAGATCGAAATCCCGAATGATGGCGATATCACGGCTACGGTCACGTTTGCTGGTCTGGACTGGGAAACGAAAGGCGACGATACCAGCTTCTTCACTGCCCCGACTGATAATGCTGGCGCGCTCCGTTATTCATTCAAGGAGGTAACAGCCCTTAGTCTGAATGGCGTTGCGGGTGGCAATGGGTTCTGCGTCGATACCTTCAACATCCAGTTTGACAACAATATGCAGACCCAGCGTTGTATCGGTACCGGTTCTGCGTTCGCCGGCGCAAACATTCCTACCACCTTCACACCATCCGGCCAGGTGACTCTGTCGTGGTCAAAAGCTGCGTGGGAGCTTTATAAGAAAACGTTCACTGGCGAAACGGTGCCGTTTAGCTTCACCCTGGAGAATGCTGAAGGCGCTTATACCTTCGACTTCCCGGAAGTGCAGATTTCCGGCGACTGGCCAGATGCTGGCAGCACTGACATTGTCCAGGTTCAACTCGATATCACGGCAGCCAATACGCCGCCTACGATTACGCGAGCGCCGAAAGTAGCCGCTACGGCCATCAGCGTAGCGCCACTCACATCATCCGGTGCGATTGGCTCAACTGTTAACCTGACCGCAACATTAACCCCAGCAGACTCCAGCGACACAGTTGAATGGACGTCTTCGGATCCGGCGATTGCCAGCGTGGCTTCAACCGGCCAGAAAACGGCGCAGGTCACGCGCAATGCTGCTGGTACCGCGACCATTACTGGCAAAGTGCGGACCTTTACTGCAACGTCTGCAATTACCGTCACTGCCCCTTAATTTCCCTGACCCGTACCGCAGCGCATCGCGGTTCGGGCTTTTTATGGAGCCTTTATGCTGATTATATCCACTCAAATTGACCTGAACGGCGAGCGTTGGTTTTTCCCCTACAAGAAGCCAGAGGGCAGTAAGAAGAAATTTACCCCAGAAGAAGAATCGCTGTTCAAACTTCGCCTGCTGGTGGCCAGCAGTGAGAGTCCAGAATATCGCTCTCGCAATGCTTTGGTGCGTCGCCACATCGATAAGATGGACGCAGGTTACCAGGTAGGGACAAAAGATTTTAACCTTGCCAGCGTGGGCGATATCGACTCTGTTGATGACTTGCTGATCGACAACGTTGCCCGGTTTCTGCTGAAAGACTGGGATGGTGTTGGCCAGTTGGTAGATGGCGCAGAAGTCGCAATCGACTACACACCAGAAATTGGGATTGTCATGCTGAAGCAGCGCCCGGAACTGTACTGGCGGATACTGGCCGAGGCTGCGAATATTGCTCAGGGTAAAGAGCAGCAGACTCAGGAAACCGTAAAAAAGCCCTCGAAGCGCAGCAATGGCTGAAAGAGTTCGGCGGCGAGCAGGGCGAAAAAGCAAATTGGCGACGGGAGAAATTAAATCTCTCGCCAATCCCTGAGCCTGAAATC